TTAAGCTCGTTGATAATGTCTTCACTAACCTGTTCTTTATCAAATTGTGCTTTGAGCTGATCCTGTTGCATTTTAAATTGTTGTGACGCAAGTTCTTCCGCTTGTTTCTCACCAAACTCAATTCTACGCTTTATGCTTGACGGACTATTAGTCATCCCTATAGCCATGATGTCAGAGAACTTAATCATTTTTGCTTGAAGAGCAGGACCGGCTAAGTCTTTGAGATACTTAAAGAGTTCCATGTCTGAACTTGAATCGGAGATAAACAGACCGTACTCTGCTGCTGCAAACTCTTCTCCGTCGAAATCAAGAATGATCGAACTCATGTCGCCAAGAATAATCTGGCGTTTAACTTTCTCATAACGCCACGCGAACTTCGACGCTTCGAGAATCAATGTGAGCAACCGTAGCTTTGTACCTTCATGCAGATTAAATAGCTTCTCGGTAATAAGAGAGGATTGAACAACCGAACGTTCTACACCACCGACTGTTTCACGATTTTGAATCTGCCCTTGCCGTTGTGCAGAGACGCCGGTGATCTCGTCGATCTGGCTCTTTATAAGATTGAGAAAAAGAATGTTTTGCTGGACTGCTTCGGAGTTATTAAAGTTCATATTACCCATGCTTAACTGCTGCATGTTTCCTGCAACTTTACCTGTAGCTATGCCTTTGTTACCTTCTTTGAACATATCGTAAGCGTAGAGGTTCATGTAGGAAAAATAGTATAACCATTTATCCATATCCCAACCATCCGGTATCAGATGGAGAGGTAGGGGGGCAACTGAGCCATGTGAGTTCACTACGAATCTCTCGGTACGGTGCATCGTGTTATTGAAGATGTACTGATAAGGACGTGCGTAGGAGAATAAGGACATTGCTTTGTTATCTCCAATAGTATAAGCGGTTCCTACGAATGGAGACAAACACTTGGAAGGGTTGTTGATACTGGTTCCGATACGCGGGAACGGTTGTTTTTTAATATAAATATCTTCCCCAAGCTTGACTGTCTGTAGCCACTCCTTTACCCAAAGAGTTTTTGCTGTCTCGCCGGCTTCCTTGTTAATAGGATAATTCTCATCAACAATCTTCTCTTGTTGTATTCCATATTCATCAAAGTAAGTGATTTTGAGTACCGGACGCCACGAAGCCCATACAACCCGGCATTCCCGTATATTACCACTCTCATCAAATCCACCACCAAAGGCATTAGTAAAGGAACTATCTGGAAGAACCTGAATATCAGCATCAAATTCCAATGCTGCGTAATTACTTGGAACCGTTAAACCGTTAAACATCGAATGTCTCGCATTGGAATTGAGCGATTGTGCTTTTTCAAGCGTGTCAATCTGGTCCGGAATAAGATCATCGAAGTACTTATCGATTAGTTCGGAAAGAGGTTTGTAAGACATGACAACGAATGCACTTCCATCTTCGATATATGGCGTGGAAGACGAACGTATTGTGTAAAAACCAAGTGGGTTATATCGTTGAAGATCAAGTTCTTTAGCAACGAAGTCAATACCGTAGATTTCCTCTCCCATGATCAGGCTGTTCTCATAACCCATGTTGCACTTAGCCTTAACACCAAGAAAATCATATTGATAAGCAAGTACATCAGTAGCAACCTTCTCACGAGCATCCTGCGCTTCAAACATCTTCCACTTGTCAAGTTCCCGTAGCTCTTCTTTAAACTTCGCTTCATCAATAGTTTGAGCTTTAAGGTTCTTAGTAAAGATTTCAAAGTAACGATCCATAACCATCCGTTGCTTCTCTGAGACGGCTTCCGGGTTGCGTACCATTACTTTATAATCAAACCTTCGCTTGATTTCTTCACCTACCAACAAATCAATCTTGCCTTTAAGAATAGGATAGTTGCGTACCTCAAGAGGAAAGTCATAACCCTGCAACTTCCAAGGATTCATAATTGTTTCCATGTCTTCTTCATGTAGTATGTTATTGGCAAGATCATTGTTGATCTGCTTCTCATACATGGAAGCCCGGAGTCCGGAATTATCTTCAAAGTCTACCACACGCAGTAAAGCGTCGGTACAATCTTTATAGAAGTCATCGCCTTTTTGTGCTGTATACTTCTTTTGAACTGGAAAAAGTGTAACCATTGGTAGGACAGTTTATAATTTTGGAGTTTACAAATATAACATTTAATTTTAACGAAGTCAATGAATAGCTATTAATTATTTCGTCTGTCTATAGCGATTCTTCCATGACCTATTGGATAAGCATGAACCTTATATTTCTTCTGTCTCATCCGATCAAAGAAAGAGTCTTCCGCCATATCCTTCTCCCTGATCTGCCTGTGTACCTCATACTTAGCTAAATCTTCACGATAAATCATTAGCATACGGAACGCATCAACATCGTCAAAATTCTTCTTAGGATCAGGCGACCAGTAAATGATTTCCCGAAGTAAACTGACTGGTCTAAGTCTCATCATGTTAGTAACTTCAACAACATTGACTTCTTTACCACTCTCAGGATTCTCCGTATCAACATCGTAAGGCTTGGAATCCAAGAAAGCATTCATTAAAGAGTTACCATGATTCTGTACCGGGATAGACGGATACGTCCCTTTAGCATTGTTGCCTGTAGTATTAGCCTTGCTTATACCTTTATCTTTAAGTGTTTCAGGCTCATCACACATAAGATGCAAGCAGTTCTTACTCTTAAAGTGAATCAGAATACTCTTGTTCCTACGTTCATAGTTAGCCGTAGCGTTATAGAAAAGCAACAGTCTGCGACACTGTTCATAGAACGTTGTAGTATCCGGACGGCCTTTATAGATAGCAACGATCCTGTCAGTCCAGCGATCAAGCACTATACAACTGCCTACGGAACGCGTGTCCGAAGCATCATCATCGTAACTATCTATACCTGCTATATATCGAAGTATAGGTATTTTACCATCAGGTCCACGAACAGGCATCTCAAAAACTTCGATAACGCCAATCTTATCTTTGTTATCCTTCAATGGAAACTCGTGTATGGGAAAGTTATGCGTATCGAGTGCCCAAGATATGTTACCGTTAGTATCAATACCCATCTTGGCACAAATAGTTTTCTTCTCAAAGTAATTGGGATTGGTAAGTATCTCAGCAAGTCGAGCTTTGGCAGCAACTGTATCAAAGATAGTCCCTTCTGATTTTAAGAATCCTTCATTCGGTTGTTTTGGCTGTTGTGTAACAAACAAATTATAAGCAGCTTTACTACCAGTCTTACGCAATGCTCGCTTCTTATCAATAGAACCTTCAGCCAAGTCTCTCATACTATTGCCCTGAGCATCGACCATGTAGTGAGTACCTGTCTTACTTTCCTTACCGGGATAGTACCACATATCATCTATGAACCAACCACAATTACCAGTCGCATTCTCATCATAGATGTTCTCATATGCTTTTAAACCATAAGGTTCAGGATGATAAAAGACTTCCTCAAGATCAGCGACAGCACCTGTACTACCAGCGGAACCATAGATAATAGGAATACCAGTCATCACATCACCATCACGATAGGTTGGTTCAGCGACTGTAAGTGCACTTAACATACCGGGAAACTGTCCTGCTTCCTCTATACAGAGGGTATAGCAGCTCTCACCGATTGATTTGAAGGCATCATCCTTAAACGATAAAGCTCGCATTTCGCTCATATACCCACTCTCGATGTCCATACCAAGTTCGTTCTTACTGGTATAACTTGCGCGTATATGCTCTCTTTGATCAAGCTTATCTCTACGTTTAGCAAAATCAGTACGTTTGTTGATGTGATTGAGTGTGAAATGAACACCGTCAAGAGTTACTTTATAGAAGTCTTTCTGATATGCTGCAAGCACACTCATCGAAGCAGGTACAAAATTAAAATTATAGTTTATTACACCTACGGCTATTAAATACGTATAACCCTTCCGGCGAGATTTAAAAACACATATGCCTTGCATTGGTTTGTTCTTGTGTGGACCTTCTGCAAAGCATTCTTCGAGCTCAAGAAAGAAATAGTATTGATGGTCAAGAAAGCGCGGAAAAGTAATAATCTTTCTTGTCTTAGACTCCATTCCGGTATGAGGATCAATCGGTCTCGCCTTCATCTGACCGAAGTTCAGGAAGTAATAATAACGTCCGGGAATACGTACACCGCCTACCGAATAGCCTTCAAGTATGCGAGTCTCCTGTTCATCCCAATAATCATTGTAGTCCTTAGTACCAAATTTAGCATTGGTATAATAGCCGTATTTCATAAAGTGAAGTGCTTCTTCACTAAAGAGACGACTATTAAGAAATTTAAGATATTGGTGATTAGTATTACGAATAGGATTGTTAATCAGAGGATTCTCTTTAGCCCATTCAATAGCGACAGGCATTTCGTGTTCCTGTATAATTTGAATATCTGAATGAACTACTTGAAGCACTTTATAGTATCTTTAAAAGCTTGAATTGTTGCTCTTTGGTAAACATAGACAATAACTCACAAAGCATATCAGACTGGTAGTAACATAAGTCTTCGTCGTTGCTACAACTTAATTCTCTCTTCTCTTCATCGTAAGTCCATAGATGAACAGCAGCGTGATTCAATTCGTGAGATAGAACTTCCATGTTTAGTGTGTCCCACGATAAAAATATCAGCGCGACTGTTCCTTTCTTAGTCTTCGGTTCGATATACCAGCGATAACACTTACCATCACAACCATGTGTAGATTCACTTATAAGACCAATCTTCTGATAATGCAGACTGGCTGCGTGCATTCTCCACTTAGTAGTATAGATACAAACTTCTACAATACGAATATCGCAAGTAAGTTGAAACTTATCCATCAGTGTCTTTTAACTTTTACACGCTTCTTCTTCGGGAGAGTATAGTTTGTTGGTTTTCTTCGTTTTACATGATGTCCGTCTACGCTGTTATACTTATCGAGTTCTTCAACCTTACGTTTCTCAACCTCTTCACTAAATTCAGGTTCCTTATCCTTAAGACGTGAATCATCGTCTTTCAAATGACACTTTGTTCCTATTACACTACTACAACCGCAACCGGGATATCTTGAACAATGACTACTCATTAGTACTTTCTCCTTTCGATAAATATTTTTTCATATCCATAAAAGTCCTATCCTGATAATTGGTTTCAGTATCTTTATAGCCTTTACGCTTATACCATGTGTGCACCCACGTATGTTTCTTAACTGTCAAACAAGCTATTACTGAACCTATTTCAATGCCTATTTGTTCGCATAATTTCAATAAAGAAGTACCTAAGTGTCTGCGTCTACACCATTTATCCACACTCAATAATTTAATATAAATAACACTTCTATCTTCATCCCACCAATATAATTCGCAGAAAGCCGTACCATGTTTTTCCATAATAAAGACTTCGTGTGAGTTATATTTAGCAGTGCAGTGCGAGATAAAACGATCATCTTTGGCCAGAAGCTTCTTTAGTCTCAATACTTCCTCCTTTCTCTTGGTTCTTCTCTCATTCCTACTGTTCCTCCACCACGTACACGACCGACTGTAACTGTTTCCTGCTCGACTTTAGCTTCCAGAGCAGCCAAACCTTTGATTATACCATCAGCAGCAGACAATGATCTGAGTAAAGTAGTCATTTTAACACCTTTTTCATCAGCTTTGAGGTTAACAGTACGGAAAAAGTCACGTATTTTCTGCACAGCCTCTTGCGCATCACGCAAAAAGCCAAGTGAAGGTGACGCATTAAGCAATAATTCGTTGTATTTTCGTAAAGCTATGATCAAAACAGGCGAGAGAGGGTAATCTTTACTACCCAAGATGTCAATTTTGACCTTTTGTTCACGAACTTTCTCATCATAACCGATATACGGCGACTTCCACCAGCTCATATACCATATGAAGGACAGCTGTTTGGTCACTTCTTCTTTGCCTCTCGATGTATCTGCTTCCCAAAGGTCTTTAAACTCCTTGATTGATAGCATCGGAGGGCTGATTGTCAGTCGATTGTCCTCTATTGTCAGTAGTTCCACAATGTTCGTTTTTATATACCAATTGTTTACGCCGACTTTTGGTAAATGTGAACTTTCCCAAGTATGGGAGCATGACATTCTTAAAATCCAGCAGCGCTTTACTACCAGACCTCATAATATTCACAGTGAATCCAAACTCACTACGCACGATATCAACAGCCTGATCGTATGTTATACCATGTTTCTGTGCCAGTGAGTTTATAAACTGCACAGTCGCTGCTTTCTTCATCCTGTAATAACGTTAGGTATAGTGATCTTTAACGAAAGCTCTTCTGCATTAATCAATACATCAAACGTCCTGTTATTTTCAGCGCACCACCGGGCTATGATCGGAACAAGCACTTCGTTAAGGGCACAAAGCTCTTCCTGCTTGGATAAAAATACTGTTTTAGTGATTGCCATACGTGTAATTATTTGTAATCCTTTTCGTTAACCATCCTAATAAATCGAACTTCCTCAAGATCGTATTTCTTATTCGTTGCTTTGAAGGTATCTTGGTCAACCCGCCAGATACTTCCATCTCTTCTCTTAAGAGCCACTATTTCATTCGACATACCTAAGTCACAGATTAACCTGATTATACAAAGATAGTCTCTCTTATCGTCTGGAATAGGCATAAAATGTGTTTCAACGTAAACTCCTGCTTCTTTAAATATTTCTTCTAACGGTCTTGTTCTAAAAACAGTTTCTGGTGTAATAGCACGATCTACAGAATCTAATAAGTCCGCTCTTAAAGGCTCTTCTCTTGTATCATCAACCAGTATGTAGTGTTTAGATTCTCTGGACATTTTCTATTGTTTGAGGTTCGACAAAGCTGACTATTACCTCAGTCAGATAAGGCAAAGATACTGGCAGGATTATCGTATGTTTATTGAGAAATCCTTTCTTACGCAAACCTGACAGAGCGTTTCTGAACGAAGCATCACTCATTCCAAGCTTCGTATAAATCTCCTGCTTCTTCTCGTAACTGAACAATATAGCCTCCCTCAATATTGGATCAGTTACGTTTTGCTCGATAATCTTCTCTCTCTGAGACAGTAATTCCGCAAGGAGTTCGAGTTCTCTATCAACAAGCTTATTAAAAGGACTGAAGTTTCTCAGCAACTTTAACACCTGATGATAGTATCTTTGCTTATCTGTTCCGACTTTGTAAACCATAGTAAATACCTCTTCCCCAATTAATTATTTACTTCTTACCTCCCTTTTTGCCACCTTTCTTACCACCACATTTTCCCATGTTACTCTTTTTTAGCTGGTTTGTAAAAACAGTTAATTCCCAAGTAAATAGGCTCGTTATTACCTGTCACTCCAACCTGTTGATTACCATTCGTCGAGCCAATAACCAATGTCTTTTCCGACTTGCTCTTCCTTGCCGGTGCGCTTAAGTCGATAACGATAGTCAGAATATTTCCTGACTGTGTTGCTTTAATGTTTTCTGCTTCCTTTGCCATAATTTCACAACTTAAAGATTAATAATGTTAATTTGAAAATTACAAATTGTATGGTGCAAATATACAACAATAAAACACTCGTGTCAAGTTTTTTCGTAATTATTTTTAAAAATTCTTATACTGTGTTCAGATATCCCAGTAGCATCAACAATTCAGATAGCGCGTTATAGTTCGGTTGATCTAACCTATCATCTAACTCGAAGTACCTTGGCACGCATAAATAGTTTGACTGTGTTTAGAAGATAGTTTTATAGTTTGATAGTATAGTATATTATATTATTATATTATTATATATTATTTCTTTGTGTTACTTTCTTTGTAACTGGAAACGCTTGTATTGACGCGGGTTTCGAGAGGCTGTATGGTTGAATGTTTTATTGACATATACAGGATCAGCAAGTTACAGCGTTTCTGTAATGGTAAATTGTATGTAAGTTATTGACCTAATGAAATATGCAGTTTGATTGTGTTGTATCGCGGTGTTGATACTCAGAAAGTTGGCGCTATTTTGATAGGGGTATCAAATACTTGGAAAATGCCGGTTGTTAATTTTTGAGATGTGTTTGGACGATTAGGAAAATCGTTGTTAAATACTGATTTATCGATTCTTAAGAAGATCATGTGTTGAGCAAAGTCTATTTTTTCGAGTAGTGGATGAAGGTTTCCATTTAGCTGTTTGACATAGTACGACTGATTCCAGCCATCGAGACTGCCTATAGGTGACAAGCAGATGTTGTCCTTGAGATCAAGTTGTTGTGCCAGTCTCTCATAGACATCTTCAGTTGTATCCTTATTCTCTTGCCTTAAGGAATCTTTGGTATATACATACGCAGTTATACCATCAACGATTGCTTGAGAAAAGCAAGGTTGAACTGTAAACAATTGGTTATCAATCATTTGTGGAGGTTTTAGTGGGTAATTGGATATTTTTGTTTGAGAAAGGAGTACGAAGATACGACATTTTTTGGTCAATGTCAAGTTTTTTGGAGATTATTTTCGTTTGCAAGATGTTGAGAATCAGAGATATGGAAAGTATTTTTAGTTGTTTGGTGAAGATTAACAAAGTGTAATTTTGATACGTTGTTTACAGACGGCTGTGCTGGACATTGCGTAATTATGAACGTGACGTAATTGCTGGTTGAAAGTTATGAGGTTGTTGATAAATTTTTATAAAAATTTTCTGGAAATTATGAAGGAACTGTTTAACGCTGATACTAAGTCTAGCTATTGTGAGAAGGGTTCAAAAATTTAATTTTTAAAAAATTGCTTGAACGACCTGTTTAAGAATAGTATTGACTGTTCTAATTTTGATGTTAATGCAACAATTATTTCAAAAAAATATTTTTCTAAAAAACGATTGAATGACATGACTATCTCCTAACCCCGACTAACTTTTGCCGGGGGAGAACCACGCCCCTGTCAATCTCACATTATGTCGAAGAAATCCGTCATTGTCACTGCCGTTGTTAAGAGTGAAACAACTGGCAACTTCTTGACGACCTTTGAGACCGTAGGAGGTCTTGGGTCTATCTATGTTCGCACCCACAAACAGTGGTGCAACAAGGAACATGCTGTTGGCACTATATTCGAGGACGTGACTATCGTAACAGAGAGTCAGGATACCCCGTACTATGCAGGTCAACAGCCACTTGAGGCAACAGGCTTGTACTACAAGAACGAACTTGTTGAGGTATAGTACAGATTGAGCAGCGCTATGCTGCTCTTTCTTTCAGCGGCGCAGCCGCACCTAACTCCGTTATCTATCATCTAACATTATTCATTTATCTATTCATATTGTCTCTCTCTGAAGACAATTAACAGATATGTTTGTACATACAATACTCTATACTATACGCGCGCGCGAATCCTTTTATTCGTTCGCCGCAGATAGTTTGAGTTGTGTACACTGCACATATCCTTACGGTGGCTGGTAAAGAAGACCGTTATCTGTTAGAAGTCTTTGGTTTATATAATACTGATTAACTGACCTGTCGGAAGTCATAAACCCGACGGGTTAGTTAATGATTCATCATTTTAGTTGTGAGATTGAGATACAACACTTGCTTACCATGGAGTCCGGGGCGAACTTCCGGAACTGTGATAAGCAGTTGAGTCCGCCGTGCAAGTTGGTAGACCGATACGCCTAACTCGGTCATTCTTTTGAAACGATACCATTATAATATGGTGTTGATTTGATATGACAAAATGTCAGGTTGATACTGACAGATTGACAGGCAGAATAACATGACAAAATGTCATACGTTTGCTTAAATTGATTGTTCAAATAGTGCGACTCAAGCGATTGACGATTAGAACTCTATTCATCGTAAGTCATTGAGTATGAAAGAGTTAGAACGACCCCGTTGTCATCCCTACCTCACCCTCTCATTTCAGAACCATCCTATTTAACATAATCATCACTCTTCATCGCTTTTTATTCACCGTTTTAAACCTCTTGTTAAACCTCTCATAATACACATAGATAGTCTCCTTTCTATCTAACAAATACAGCATTCCTTATCTATAGCCAACTATAGATAGCTGGATGGCTAAGCTGGTAGTCTGATATACCTGACTCAGACAAACTTATAATTCCCCGAAACTAAGGCCTCGTGGAATAAACTCGTCGTGCTCAACCTGACGGCAAGACCGCAAGTTTTATTGTTGGAGCACTCTCTTGTAAAAGAGGGAAGATTGTATTTACATACAGTGAATAACGAGTTTACTTTTTGATTATTAACGCTTTAACATACACACTTTTAATCTCACTATTATGAAAAACTTCAAACCTTTACTATTATTCTTTATAGGACTAATGATAGCAATTACAGGTATGACACTAACCATGTGTTATAACATTGGTTCCTTGTTGTTCATATCAGCAGCAGGTATCACTATGATGATCTTTGGTCTGATCTACTATAAAGAGAGTTAGTTATGAAAACCATTGATCGTTATATCATAATTGGCGAATCGCTTATTATGATAGGAGCTGCATTGTCTTTTCTTGTTATTCACGTTGCGACAAGTATTCCAGTAATAATAGGTATTACGTTCCTTGTCCGTGCCTTATGGCTAAACAGTAAAATCAAGCTATTCGATTGAGCGATTCCCACAACGCAGTTTGTGAGATTGCTGCGTTGAATCGCATCTACCCTGCCCGATGAGTTATGTCGGCAGGGTCTTTAAGGTTAAAATCCTTGACAAGCATGTGGGGCAATGACCATTTAAATGAGAATGGCATTTGTGCAGAGTATAAAATCATGCAACAGTAGAGATGCTGTAAATCTTAGCGAATTGATCTACGTATGACTATACCAATAGACTTTCAAACACGTCTTTCGAGACGGACTCCTTAAAGCTGATATCTATGACCGGCTATCAGCCAATTTACCTTTTACAATTTACTTATTATTATTAACCTATTACTTATACCAATTACTATGAGCTTAAAATTAATCAAATTGGGCTTGTCGAACAATCCGACGACCCCAAAAACCGAAGATGGCTTGTTTAACAAGACAAAAGACGGAAGACGTTTTCTCATTCTGCAAGTACAGGACGCAGATAACCCTGTAAGCCAGTATCATACCCGGATCATATCCGAGCAGTTTGACGCTCTCGGACGTCCGACATGGAGGATTCCTCTTGCCAACCTGAAAGAGTCTGTTGCAAAACAGGCAATCATTTCAGGTGAAGTTGTAACCAAAATCGTAGAACCATTCGAGATCACATCAGCAAATGGAACACGAATGGTTGACCGTTACACCATCGCTGTCTTTGGTCACGAAATGACCAAGACCGATGAACTCGGGCAGAAAGTTGTTGATCCTTTTGCACTGGAAACAGTGTTTCTGAACGCTGGACACAAACCAGTCGGGTCAACACGTGAGCTTCCACCGAGATTCCGTGGACAACCTTCACCATCAGGTGTAAACGATGTTCTCGTTGATGAACATTCGACAATCGGCACTGCCGACGAACTGGACAGGTAAACCAGTTATTACATTAATTACAAGCTATCAGTTTCTGCCGGTCAGAGCTGATAGCTTGATTATTAACTATTACTAACAACTGAAATCATGTCAAATGTTACAACCTTTTTAAAGAATAAGATAACTAAGCTGAAGATGTATTCTACTCAGCTGAAAAGACTTAAAATGATAAATACAAGCCTTGCGACAGAATCAAGAATAGTAACTATGTTACAGGACTTTACAGAAGAGTTACTAAAAGCTGTCGAAGCCGATGAAAAACAGAATGAAACACTGCCTTCTGAACACGAAGGTCAAAAATAAACAATTATAAGAAGCCTTACAGCAAATTCAACCAACCTTGCTTTAGGATGCAACCAAACAGGCTTCTGTACAAGGTTACTAACAGCAACTTAAAAACTATGCTTATGTGCGTAAACAAATAGTAACCTGACAAGGATTGCAACAGCAACTACAAATAACGCTATGGTTCTGGAAGTACGGTTCAAATCCGGCTAGTCGTATAACGGCAGTACGCCAGAAAACGCTAAAACAATGCAATCCTGTAACAAGGGGGCAAACAGCAAATTCAAAAAACAAGCAGTCTCGTAAACTGAAGTTGTGAACTTGTCCCCTGTTTTTATTGATTATCAACTAATTTTAAATAATCAAACCTTTTAATCAATTTCACACAATGTTCACAGAAAAGAAATCACAATTATTTGACGTACCAGCTAAAACTGATACGACTGGCAAGAGCCAGCATGGTATGTTCGGCGGTAACTCGTTTGTTTTAGAAGGAATGAAAAAGTCTGCTGAAACACGCAGCGGTAACGATGCCTTGAAGTACAGCACTACAGGAAATCCTTTCGTAGACCAGTTTGGTACGATTGGTAAATTCAAGCAACGCCGTTCGTTTGCTGAAATCTCGACAGATTGTCAACTTCTTTGGTCAATCAGTCCAATGCTTGCGGTATGCTTCGCGTTCTTTATCCGGATGATAACACGTACAGTAAGCCTGTTTGACGGTGTTCGTACCAATACTGTTCAGAGAGGAGCAGGTCTGAAATACGAAGGTATTATGAGAATGATCTGGCTGCATGTTAATCATCCGGACACATTCTGGAAGAACATCAAGTTGTATATCAGCATCGCAAGCTGGAAAGACATCTTCTTAATGCTGCAACATGATCTGATCTACAACGGGTGGAATAATCGTAAACTCGATTGGAACAAGTTTGGAACCTTGTTGCTTGCCGGGTTAGAAAATTCCCATACCACCAATCTGATAAAAAAGTATATGCCTCAGATTAAACCACGAAGCAAATGCACGACTATTGAATCACAGGCTAATACTATAATTGGCAAATGGCTCAGTTCACTTATTTGTGGGCATACGGGGAAAACTGAAAACTACAAGCAATACCGCCAATTAAAAACTGCTGGTACTGCACACGAATGGCAAAAGCTTATCAGTAAGAAGCTTATGGAACAGATTGACTTTAGTACTATTCATGGACGAGCGCTTATGCTGCTTGTATCCTCTAAGTTCTTAGCCAATCAGCACCTTGAAGATAAATACACAGCTTGGATTATGACACAACCTATTGCAAAATTCACTGGCTACATACATGAGTTAACAAGCAGGATAGCACAAAACATGAAGCCCTATCTTGTCCACACAATAAACAAACAGTTTGATACTCTGATAGAAACAGCAAAAAAGAATGCTAAGACTCAAAGTGGACTGATCGTAGCTGTCGATGTATCGAGTTCTATGGATTTACAGGCATATGGAACCAAAGTACCATCATGGGAAATAGCCAAGTCGTTTGCTATCTATTTCAGCGAATTTCTGTCTGGTTATTTTACAAACGCTTTTATAGAGTTCAGTAACAAGGCTATTATGAAGACTTGGATAGGTAAAACGCTTGTTGAAAAATGGTTAAATCATTCACGTTCTTATTCCGGTGGTACTAACTTCTTAGCTATCCCGATATTATTTGCACGACTAAAGAACGATAACAATATTCCCGAATCTGATTTTCCAACCGGAATACTTTGTATTTCAGACGGAGAGTTTGATAAAGCTCAGATTGGTATGACTAACGTTCAGACAACTCTTACTATACTGAAAAATGCAGGATTCTCAGAGAGTTACTTACGTAATTTCAAAATCATCCTCTGGAATATTCCTAATACTTTCTACGGACCGGACTCGGGGCAGAAGTTTGAAACTTACGGGCCTGCTGAAAACATCTTTTACTTCAGTGGTTACGATCCGTCAATACTTGCTTTTCTGACAGGTACTGATGTTCAAACCCAAGAGCCAAAGACTGCGGAAGAAGTATTTAACGCAGCTATGAATCAAGAGATTATGCACATGATACAAATATAAAAACAATGCCACGTAAAAAATCAATTCGTTATACTTCGGATAGCACTGTATCCCAGTTAAATCTGAAAGCAAACCGGCTGACTAAGAAAGAGTTCGCCGAGAAAATGACAACACAGAATATGGAAGTTCGTTATTGTGGACGCCTGCATTGTGCATTCTTTTCTGCTCGCAGCAATTATACTAAACACCTTACATTGGATGGTGTTCGACATTATTAACTATTAACTATTGAAAACAGAAATCGGCGAGTCTGAAACAACCTCTGTATTAGGATGGCGTTATCATCCGGTACAACGACTTGGACTACCTTAAAGTCGGTGTTGCTTCTAACTGGCAAAGCTGGTAGTTGCGTACAAGACAAGCTCGCCGATTTTTGTTTACTTTAGCTATACAATTAAACAACAAACGCTATAAAACATTAAACATAAAAACCTTAGGAAAAATATTTGCTCTTTTTATTATCATATGTTCTGCAACATTATTAGCCTTCTACGAAGCATATGTTGTTATATACACAATCAAGCTTTATAACATAGCTTCTCTTGAATGGATAACCCTGTTGCAAATGTTTGCTTTATTGATGCTTATTTCACTAATCTGGCATAGAACAGTATACAGTGAGGCAAAAACAGAAAGCTTCAACAGTATGATAGGAGAAGCAATTGGAAAGTTATTTTCAATGACATTCGTGATCACATTTGTGTGGGGTTTACTATGGCTCACACACAAAATATTTGCTTAAAATACAACTGTATACTTAAATCTGAATTTTAAAATATGAAAGCTTTAAAAAGAATCTCTTTAATATTCACAATGTTGTTATCTTCTTTATTGTTAGCTGCACAGACTATAATAACTCCACCGGCAGGTTGCGATCCTCTTGTACTAGAACTGCTTCAACAGTATGATCATACCCAACCTGTTCATAACTTAGTTGTTACTAGCGATGGTACAATTAAGTTAGACACGCTTAATTACGTATACGCTTTTTCTAAGACTATCACTTTACCACAGATCAATAACAATGGTAATGATACTCTGATTATAAACGCACCATTTCCAATAACAGTTGGTGCAAACATTACTATTACAGAACATCAGGAGATATCTACTAACGGAAGTTGCTTAATAGTAAAAGGATGGTGTGAACAACCTGATCAGATCGTTATGAAGATCATTAATGTTGCCAATAAGAAATCGGATATGGCTGTAGTCAGACAATTCCGATTTATGATATCCCGATAGCCTTGCTGATATGACAAAGTATAAAAGCAAGCAACACAGAATCATCTGTGCTGCTATCTGGATACAAGATGGTAGGATTCCTCCTTATGCGCATCAACCAAGAAACATCTCTAATGGTTACGTGATTTGTGGATTAAGACACCTTAACTGTATTACTACAGTCAACATCCTTACGGGGAAAACTATGAAAAGCTTTGAGTACACTCAGGGCTTTCTGACTTCTGATAACAAATTCGTGAATCGTAAAGAAGCTTTTTGGATTGCGTTGCATGCAAAACAGATACCGCAGCAAATACCAAAGGAGCTTCACAGTGAAGACATTTACTAACAATTACTCTTTCTAATAACACTATTATCAAACAAGACATTTTTAATAATTCCAAACAAGCAAAACCATGAAACACAAAGTTGGAGACCAAGTAAGGATTAAGTCCTTAGAGTGGTACAACGCTAATATTGAAAGTATATGAGTTCGATACCCGGATTGATATGGGATGAAGCTAATACTAAGGCTGTTGGTGGTGTTAAAGAAAAGAAAGTCTTTACTATCACAATCGAACAGCCTTGTATACTAATTACGCATGATGTTGAAAAATTCTTAACTTTACGCAGTTTATTAACGCAGAATAAAATCCAGTTCAAATGTCAGGAAAGTACAAAAAACTCAAGTTCTTGTTCAGAGACAGAGAGATCGCTCCTCCCATCGAAATAGAAGCACCTTTAGGAAAGTTCATACTATATATCGAAGAGATGCCTATAGCTGCTTTAGAAGGTCCGGGTACAGTTGTACTATATATTTCCACAGATAGTAAAACAGTTGTTGCTGTAGATATAGAACCCCAAAGCCAAGGACTTGTCGGACGTGTGCCGAACATTATTTATAATTAATCGTATGGAACAGAAAGAAATTAAAAAGCTGATCCTTAAGAAAGGATTAACTATTACAGACGTCATTGATGCTGCTGTTGAAATCAACAGTATCATTGGTGTCGGTTTGATAACTCTTGGAGATCAGTTGAAAGATTATTGCTATCATCAACCTGACTTTAAGATTATTAAAGAAAACGACAGAAGAGAGAATAGATATACTGATCCTACTACTTCTAAAAAGCAGTGAAATGAGCTACTATCTATACGCTGAGTCAGCAGGACTTAAAGTCTATGTCTCTGCTCAAGCGACATCCGAAAAGCTGTGGTGCACTCCTGAGTTTACAGGACGTAGAGTATTTGCTCGTCGCCCTACAGCACGCAGTTGGCTTAAAGCCATACGTAAGCAAAAGCACATTCATGAGAAATTTAAAATGGGAATAAGCACATGAACGAAGGAAATTTCTTTAATACAATCAGTCTTGACGGTGAAGAACTTAAAGAGGCTAAAAAACGTTCTAATAAACAGAGTGATATTATACTTCAGTTTTTTACTATCTATAAAGGACAACTGTTTACACCAGCAGAAGTGCATCATTACTTGCTGGCAAACAGTTTGATTCCTGACAATACACCTATCACATCAATCCGACGTGCTATTACCTGTCTTACTGCTGATGGAGAGCTTATTAAGACAAACACAGTAAAGAAAGGTCCGATGGGAATGGTAAATTACTGCTGGCGATTAGCTACAGCAACTGATAAACAGTACACGCTGGTACTGGAATAGCATAATGCAAACAATCGAATCATTCACGTATTGTTCTTTATAGATAAGAAAATTTCTCGCTCATAAGAAGTTGTTCGTGGTTAAAAATACCCGCTTTGTGAGTGACCGGGATTGATTGCATTATAGATTAACACTTTATTCTATTATATATGACTACTGAACAGAAAATTGAAAGAGCAAGAGCGCATCTTAAGTGTTATAAAGTAATGAGAGATATGATAATCGAGCGTTTAGAAATTTCGCTCTACTCAGGAGGCCTCTGCATTTGTGCAGCATTTACAACGTGTAAACTAAAAGAACTGCATTCTCTATACAAGCAACGTCCTCTACTATTCAGATTTGGTATTAAAATAGATAGACAAAGGAATTATTGGTATTCAAGAGATGAAAAAGGTCTTAAAAAACGCTTGAAGCTTGTAAACAATGCTATTACTATTGAAGAAGAGTTTCTTGCTCGTCATACAATAGTACGTAGCGCATAAAGAGCTACAACCGGGGAGTTAGCTCAATTGGTCAGAGCAAAGAGTGTGAAACAGTTAGACATGTCAACCGTTAAACAGATTCTCTACAAGGTCAGAGGTTCTAGCCCTCTATTCCCCACAAGTCCTTCACTCGAATTTAACGATAACGAACACTGCGATCCTAAGCACTCAGTACCTCCAACTAAAGTATTGTGTTTACACAAGAAATAGGCGCAGCAAAAGTCACTCGGCTCTGCATTTGGATTATCGGATGAAGGACTAAACTCTAAAGAATCTCCTGCTTGAAGACTAACCACATGTGTGTCGCAGCAGAAGACGGCAGCCTCAGTACATTTGTAGCCAACTACAGATCGAACGGTGAATGTGACTGATTCAGCAGTCGTTGTTAGTTGTAAAGACGGAAAGAATTATTCACATCAGCGATACAGAGGACAATGCCTCAAACAACCGTTTCGCTGAAAATCGGACAGGAGATTCTTTATTAAAACATAAGGAGAAATGGCGAAATCAGACGCACCATTCTAGTCGGAAAGTGTACTGTCATGCTAGATAAGTAACCACAAGTTGCTTAAGGAACTGTACACGTGCAGGTAATGTTAAAATCGTGCTATACGTGAAACTAACAAAATCCTGCTTTCTCCTTTATTGGTTAAGAAAATAGTGAGGATTTGACTCACACAATCTATAGTTTACACAAGCCCGTAGGCGGGAGATGCCGAGACTATAGACATCTACGGTAGGCGGTAGTGCAGGTTTGACTCCTGCTTTTCTTACAAACTTTAACAATACGTATTATGAAAACACTAAAGAATAACAAAGGTATTGAAACGCTGATATTTGCAGAAACGTTTGAGAACGAAGCCTATGAACAGATTAAGAGGCTAATAAACTTTGAGGCATACGAGACAAGCAAGATAAGGATTATGCCTGACGCTCATGCTGGTAAAGGTTGTACTGTTGGTACAACAATGGTTATAACAGATAAGATTACACCAAACTTAGTCGGTATGGATATCGGTTGTGGTATGTTAACCGTTGAACTAAGAGAAAAAGATATTGATTTAGCTTGGTTAGATGAAATAATTAATGCCAACGTACCCTGTGGGTTCAATACGCACGAAAAGTCTGTAAAGAACTTTGACTTTACAAGCTTACGTTGTCAAAAGCATGTTAATTTAGAACGTGCATTGTTCTCTATAGGCTCTCTCGGTGGTGGTAATCACTTTATTGAAGTTAGTAAATCTGAACAAACAAGTACTCTGTATCTTATTATTCACTCTGGCAGTAGAAAACTAGGTGGAGATACTTGTAAGTATTATCAAGACAAAGCGTTTAACAATATTGATGAAAAGAAAGAAATTATCAAAGCTGTTATTGATAAACTAAAAGCAGAAGGTAGATCAAAGGAGATAGCAGTCGAGATTAAGAAGGTAAAGCTACCTACGATTGATAAAGAGCTAGCCTTCTTAACAGGTAACGATTTCGCCGATTACATGAACGATATGGCAATTGTTCAGAAATTTGCTACATTAAATCGTGAGACAATAGCTGAGATCATACTTGTAGAGACTGGTTTGCAAGAAGTTAAACGGCTTGAGACAATACATAACTATATTGACTTTAGTCGTAAGATTCTAAGAAAAGGTGCTGTTAGTGCTGAGGATGGTGAGATTCTACTTATACCAATCAACATGCGTGACGGTTCTTTACTATGTATCGGTAAAGGAAATGCAGACTGGAACTATTCAGCACCACACGGAGCTGGTAGACTAATGAGTAGAAGCAAGGCAAAAGAGGTTATAAGCATGGAAGAGTTTGAAGAATCAATGCAAAACGTTTTTTCCACTTCTGTAGGACACAGTACTATAGACGAAGCTCCACAGGCATATAAGTCTATCGAAGAGATAAAAGCAGCAATTACAGATACGGTAGTGGTAATAGATACACTTAAGCCACTTTATAATTTTAAAGCACATTAAAGTGCAGGCAAGATAGCTCAACTGGCGGAGCAGCGGGTCAAACATTCCCGTATGATGGAAGTTCGAGTCTTCCTCTTGCCACAAATTTAATACTAACATATTATGAATAAAGAAATTGATGATTATGAAGGTGTGGAAATGTTTGTAGCGGTCACATGGCCTGATGTACAACATTTAATGGATCATCCGGATTTTCAGAAACGCTGTCATTTAATTAACGATGCGGCTGGTATAGAAGAATATGGAAGTTCTGCTTATTTTGTACCGGTTGAAATTATCGAAGAAGAAAAAGAGACTGAAAAACGCTTAATACAATCTGTTGAGCCATTTGTTGAAAAAGAGAAAGAAATCTGGGTTTGCAGTAACTGCGGTTCAGCTGAAGTAGAAGCACAAACTTGGGTAGACTTAAATAGTAATGAACCCTTAGAAGACGTTGACCCAAATTCGGCTGAAAGTTA